CAACAAATTCGCTGGTGAAGGCATTGGCTTCAACATCCCTGGCGTGGAAGGGACCATGTGGGGCGCCTATCAGGCCATCACGGAGTATTTCACTCACGATGCAGGCCGCGCTAAGGACTCCACGGAGGCTGCTCGCCAGCGCTTGGAGAGCCTCTATTGGGGCACTGCTGGTGCCACGATCACCCGCGCTCATGCCTTGGCGCTGGCTTGATAAGCCATGCTGATGGTCAGGGGGCTTTACAGCCCCCTTTGTCATGAACTAACTTTAGTTTCGTTGAGGGGCGCGAGTCCCACTGCTCTCCAAGCCATGACCTCTTTTTCCATGAGTCAGCACAGTGGCCCCTCTGGCCGCTTCATCGTCAAAGAAATGCTCCATTTCCAAGACGGCACTGTGGCCGAGCATTGCACCAAAGAAACCACTGCCCTGCTCACCAAATTCCACGACCTCCCGCCCGTCAACAACTTCGGCATCTGGGTGGTGCCCGCTTCTCCCCACTACCTCGCTTCCTGGCAAGACATCAACCCCTCCATCCGCAACGTCACCTTCGCCTACTCCCGCATCTCCTGAAACCATGCCTGCCTCCATCGTTCCCCACATCCCCACAGTCCATCTCAACGGAACTGGAGCCACAACGCTCCGCCTTGAATACGAGAAGCTTTTCTACGCCGTGCAGGACGCCATCAACGCCCTCAGCGAAGCCACGCTCAATGGCCGCGACTTTTACCCCCAAGGGCCTGATGCATACTATGAGGCCCGTGATCAACGCAATGAAGCCTTCTCCTGCCTCTATGCCGTTCGCGACTATGCAGGCCGCATCGTTGAAGGCATCGACGCCCAAGGAGCATGACCATGCAAGCTCATGGCCTTTCCATCAACCAACGCAATCTGTTTTCTTATTTCCTAGCCCATAAGAAACGCCACAAGCATGCTCCCTGCTTTGTACCCAAGCTTCCCCTAGCAGGATCCAATCTTCCCCTCTATCTCAATGCCCTAGAAGCTCTAGAGGCCAAGGGCCTCATCACCGTGGATCGCTCAACGCAGCATTACACGGGCTGGATCATGAACCATGCCAAGGGCGTTTCTGAAGAAACGCAACAAGGCTTGACAGCCTCCTGGAAATGAACTAATTTCTATTTCGTACAGGGCCGCGAGGCCCGCCCTCCTTCAAAACCATGACTTCCTTTCAGCTTTCTAGTCAGGAGCTGGCACTCGTCGCTCTTGTTTTCAATGAAGAATTAAAAAGAATTGAAAATGAATTTCCTGAAGATTTAACCGACTCAGAATCTTACGCTTCCCAAATTAAACTTCTCCATCGTCGCATTCTTTCCTTCGTGCCATGACTACTTTCATCCCCATCGTTAAAACTTCTCGCACTGGCCCCAATGGCCGCCTTATTCAATGCCCACATTGTAATTACGTTGCTTACGTGGGCCATTTCAGTTGGTCTAGTTTAGTTTGCACTGGTTGCCATGCTTCCGTAGACAAAACTGATTGGACAATGGAGAAGAAATGATGCATTACGTTTGCAACTACAGCGACAACGGCCCGTATTGGCCAGCCACACAGGGCCGCTACCAAGCGGCCCGCCTCAAAGAACTAATTATGCACGTTCGCGTGTGTATGGAAGATGGAGACTATCAAATAGGCATCTTTGATGAAAACAATGAATGTAAGGGCATGTGGTTAGATGAAGCCGAACCAGAGCCCGATGGCGAAGGCGGAATGGTTCTGCAAAAGCCTTGCTATGTGCTATATCGGCCTGGCAGCATGAGTGCAGGCATGTGGAACCTTCATCTTTCTAAATTCAAGAAACGTTAATCATGATTCTTATTGATTTCTTTAGCGAAGATTGCTGCAAAGGCACTGAATTAATCGAAGGGTGGTATTTCTATTCCGATAGCGATGATTCCATCATTGGGGGACCGTTTGAAAGTGAAGAGGCCGCCATTCAGGCGGCCTTTGATGGCCATGGTTGGTGAGACCCGGCTGAAAATGTATAAGACCCGGCTGGCATCGTATAAGACCCGGCTAGGTTCGTATCTAGGGTCCGGCTGGCTGCGTATCAGGCTCCCTGCCCGATTTTTCCGCCGCCTTGTTGATAATGATTCTCATTTTCACGGGGTAGTACGTTTGTACTACTTTTGGCCATTGATAAGCTGAGCTGATCATTCCGGGCCGAACCATCAGCATCCCTTATCTTATCAGGCATCCTGATCATTCCCCGACCCTCCCATCAGCTCCGCTTATCTGATAAGCGCAGTTGATGTAAAGAATTACACGCGATAAAGTATTCTCATCGTTGCATCTTGCGCCACTAAATGTAGCTAACTGCCACGCGACAGAATGTAGCCTACTGTTCGCCGCTAAGTGATGCTCACTGTGCGCCCTTAAATGTAGCCTACTGTTTCGCGCTAAATGTAAATATTTCAGAATGTAACGCAGCGCCGCAGTCTCGCCCGTCCCATGGTATGGGCGCCAAATGTTGCCAAATGTTGCGCCAATGGTTGACTGTTTGGCGGGTGCCATGGTATCCGCGCACGTGCGCGTTCTTTCTTTCTTCTATGGTGCCGATCCTGTAGGTTCCCGGACAATCGGCCAATCACACAAACAGCCACACACTCCCGGAGACTGTGCCACCTATGGAAGTGTCCTGGGATCCTGGATTCTGGGCCAGTGTGGGCCCATACTTCTATCAACGGCGAACGAGGCGACTCGTCAGCCGCCACCCTCCGCAACTTTCACCATGGCCCTTTCTTTCACCCGTAGCCCGCTTGATGGCTGCGTGATTGTTGACTCTACCGGCACCGTCCTAGATGCTTCTACGTGCTATCTAGTGGACGCTGAAACAATGCCCGATGCAACGTACCGCCAGTTCATAGAAGAATGCTCCGACGCTGAAACTTTCGCAATGGCGAAACAATGGGGCCGCAAACTTTCTGCAGTTGTTGTAACTTCTGCCAAACTTCCCGGCGAACGTTGAAACTTTCCTAGCCTTTCTTTCCTTTCCTTTCTTTCCTTTCAACCATGCAACTTTCTGCCCTTTCTTTTCATCTTTCCGTTAAAAGCAACAACGCTAAAACCGGCCCGATGGCCGTGTCCACATCTTCCAAGCTAACCTGCGCCCCATCGTGTCCTTTTCTTCCCGAGAATGGCGGCGGATGTTATGCACAATCCGGGCCGCTTAACCTACACTGGCTGAAAGTTACAAACGGTGAGCGTGGCACAAACTTTCAAACTTTCCTTGAAAAGTTAGAAGAATTGCCCGCAGGTTCAGCCTTTCGCCACAATCAGGCGGGGGATCTTCCACACAATGCCGGAAAGATTAGCGAAACTTTCATCCGAAAGATGATAAAAGCAACGCAACATCTCCGCGCTTATACTTATTCTCACCACAACGTCACACTAGGAGAGAATCTTTCCCTAATTAGAAAGGCGAACCGTGCGGGCTTCACAGTTAACGTAAGCTGTGAAAGTGAAGCGCAGGTTGATGCTGCCATCGCGGCAGATCTTCCCGCTGTCGTTGTTGCAAAGTCTGACGAACAACGCACAACATGGCGCACATCTGCCGGGAATATTGTTCTAGTTTGTCCCGCACAACGTAGTGACACTGTAACCTGCAACGATTGTATGCTATGTCATAAGCGGGGAAAGAAAGTAGCTATAGCCTTTCTGGCACATGGCACCAGTAAGAAGAAGGCAGAAGCGCAACTTTCGGAGGCTCAGTGATGATAAAGTTTGAAACTTTCACCGTTGACGAATACGGCGTAGGCTATTCTCCCCAAACTTTCTACACTGTAGAAGATGCGGAAAGTTTCATTGCAACGCTAGAAGATAGCCTAGAAGATGTAACAATCAGCCAAGCCCATTCCATCCGCCAAACTATCCTAGACCTAGAAGATCAACTCAGAAACTATAAAGAATCAGCAGACTAGCCTAGGGGCCCCTACAGGGCCCCTTCTTTCTGTCTGGCTATCTTCCCCCATAGCCTGCCCATAGGATAGGGTGGCGGGGCTTCTAGGGGCCATTTTGAGCTGCAGTGCAATGGGAGGCTGAAAATGGGGAGCGTCACCACATCAGAGAAACACCGATCTGGCAGGTCGGGATTGTTTCAATACGTTACAACTGTTTACCGTGAACAGACACGGGCAAGACGCCAGTGTAGGGAGCAGTAGAAAGCCTCCCTACGGTTTTGGGGGCGCGGTACCCCCCACAAAAAGTGGCGTCAATTTCCATCGAAAATGGTAAGCAATAAGTATAATTACCTACCAGTCAATAGAATCGACAATAGCGCGTCCTGTATTTTCTGTAATAGCTTTTAATTCATCATGCGTGGCATTGCCTTTAAGCGTGTTTGCTCTATGACTAACAATCCATACATTTCCTTTTACGTAACCTTTAGTTGGATCAATGCGATCCAAGGAAGGGCTGTTGGGGAGAGGAATACCATTTCTGCATTGAGTAGACCATTCAAGGGAGATTTCTGGAAGTAGGGAGCAATTGGATCGAACAAGGGATCGAACGTAGTCAAGATCAAGATTAAAAGCAAGATTTTTTTTCTTAGCACGCTTACGAGCGCTCGCCAACATTTCGGAAGTTAGCGCTTGCACAGGAGTTTTTATCCTGATTTGCTGTTCATACAAAGCCTTGCATTGTTTGCATTCATTTAGCAATCCACTTGCATGTCTAGCGCTTTTACCGAACTTATGGAACGGCTTAATAATGCCGCACTTAATGCATTGCTTTTGCTGAGCTTCCATGCGAGGCAAGCAATTGTCACAAATCTTAACCAGCAAAAACCTAGTCAGCACACGCTGAATCAAGCCCTCGCAGAGGGCGCAGATGAAGCGTTCTCCTCCTTCTCCTCCAATGGAGGCGCCCAAAGCGCCGTAATGATGCACAATGCTGGCAGTTTCTAAATTCGCGCACTTTCTCTTGCATCGTCTATTGCTTAAAGCGGCCCACAAAGGGCCGCTGTCCTAGACAATATTGCTTTTTCTTAAAAAACAGCCCGTTCTGGCTGCTGAGCATAGTTTCCCAAGACCATTACTTAGGAGCTGGTCCAGCCTTTTTGTATTTCGCCACTCACCAGTAGCTCCGCCCTTTGGGGGCTCCGCATTGTTGAGAGCACCGTGGCTTGTCTAGCCTTTTTAGCCCGTCACTCCGCGCTTTAGGCGCTTCGTTGGAGGGGAAGGTGCTCGGGAGAGGCTAGCGAGGAGCGTCTAATTGCTCTGGAGGGGCGAAATTTAGACGCTGCTGCGCTTACGCATATCGTAAATGCTCTGTCAAGCTTTGTCAAGAGGCTCACTTCCCTTGCCACCACTAGAAAGGGGCCTAAAAGGCCCCGAAAACCATGGAAAAATTGCCCGTTTCTTAAGGATGTCTTCTATTTTGTCAGGCAATGAAGAAGAATGTATTAAAAACTACTAGACAAATTAGTAATAGTCATTAGCGTGAAATGATCGCCGCCAATTAATTATGTGGGGCCTGCCAGAACGTCAACCATTTAACATTGGCCCCTATAAACTTTGGCCTTGTTTTAGTAGGCCAGAATTTCAATGGTTTGCAGCAGTAGATGGTAAGCCTCTTTATTTCCGCACGTCCAATGAAGCGAAATTATTTTTCAATGATCTGCTGGCAGTGGAAGACCCGGAGGGGCTATGCGATTAAAGGAAGTTTTCCATTCCTGCATGGGGAAAATTGGCTAGCCTGCCTGTTGTAAGTTTTGGGGCCGTAAGGCCCTTTCTTGTCTCTGGAACCAATGGTTGACAAAATTGCCCGCACTGGTAGGGTGCAAAGCTGGATGGAAAGCCCGAATGGACGGCTGCCGGTTAGCTGCACGGTGTTCAACGTGCAAGATTCAATGGAAGGAGAGGACGGCATTGAAGCGTCTTGGCGCTTTGTTAGCCATGGCCTGCGTAATGGTGCAGGAGTGGCGGTGCATCTTTCTGAGATTCGCCCCAAGGGCGAAGAAAATGGCAAAGGCTTGGTTGCTAGCGGGCCTATTAGCTTCGGCAAAATCTATTCGACGCTCAATGAAATTCTGAGGCGTGGTGGTTTATACAAAAATGGAGCTGTGGTCCTGCACTTGGACTACACCCACCCTGACGCCATGGAATTTGTCAATGTTTCCAGACAGGAACTGCCTTGGACGAAGCGTTGCCTTAATGTGGACGAGCAGTTTCTGGACAAGGCTTCGCCTGAGCTGATTAATGCCGCTCTTCGTGCCATCTCTGCTGGCGACCTCTGGCTCAATAAAATTCGCTACAACGACAAAGGCGAGCGCATCAGAGCGAATGTCTGCCTGGAAGTTTATCTTCCGCATCGTGGCACTTGCTTATTGCAGCACATTAATCTTGGCGCATGCAGCATTGATGAAATTAAAGGGGCTTTTATTGAAGGCATGACGCAATTGTGCGAGCTTCATGCTCAAACAGGCGTTGGCGACACTGGTGAATATCTTCCTCCCATTGTTGACAAGCAAGTGGGGCTTGGCCTGTTAGGTCTGGCTAATTTCTTGAGCATTCATGAAATTAGCTATGCCGAATTTGGCAAAGCGCTAAAGGCGTTTAATCAGGAAGATCCAGAAGATTGGTATGAAATTATGGACAAACCAGTGGGAAATGCTGTGTTTGCCATTCACCAAGGCATTCATGCTGCGGCTGACATTGCGCGTGAGGCTGGAATGGACCGTGCCTTTGCCATTGCTCCCACTGCATCGTGCTCCTATCGCTACCAAGATAGTCGCGGTTTTACTACCACGCCTGAAATTGCCCCTCCCATTGCTCGGGAAGTAGATAGGGACAGTGGCACGTTTGGCGTGGAAAGCTTTGATTATGGTCCCGTGGAGACTGCAGCAGAGGTGGGCTGGGAAGCTTACAAGCTTGTTACAGACGAGCTTATTCGCATGTATCAAGCGAGCGGATTGCTCCATGGCTATTCGTTCAATTCGTGGAGCGATGTGGTTGTTTATGACGAAGCCTTCCTGAAGGATTGGCTAGAATCTCCTCAGACGAGCCTCTATTACAGCCTGCAAATTCTTCCGGACACTCAACGGAAGGATGATGCATATGCTGCATTGGACGACGATTTTAAGAGCATGTTTGGCTTAGACGATGAGTCTGAAGCTGAAGGCCCTTCTGCATCTTGTTCTTTGGAGGCTGGATTCTGCGCTGCATGCGCTGAATAACAAAGAAAAAGGGGGCTTGCGCCCCCTTTCTGCTCCTCACACCATCGCATAATAGTACGACAATGATTGCCGAGACCAAGAGCCCCGATTTTTCTGTTGAAAATGAAGGCCCCTATCTTTCCATGATTGCCAAGAAACGGCCTTGGCAGGCCGTGCCTGTGAGTAAAGGCAAGTTGCAAGAGGGGGGCGAGGATACGATTTTCTCGCTTCTTGCGTTGCGCCATTTGGAACTGCCCGTGAAAGACTTTCTGGAGCAGGGGCTACAGAAAGAGCTTCCTTCTACGCCTGGCATTGTTGAAGCGCTGCGCCATAACCAGCAGGATGAGCAGCGTCATGATGAGGCGCTGAACTATGTGACGGCTGCCCATGGCACGAATGAAAAGGCTGAGAAAGAAGCCCTGAACATCCTGAAAGCATGGCAAGAGCATCCTGCCCATCCCATTTTGAAAGCTGCCATTTTGGAGCGCAGCATTTTCTTTGTCGTTTTGCCATTTTTCCGTTTCAACGGCGATATTGGCATTCGTACTGTGGCTGCTGATATTAGTCGGGATGAGATTACGCACGTTGGCGTGCATAGTCTGATTGCTCGGGAGCTTGGCGAAACTGCTGGGCAGAGCCTGAACAAACTGCGCCGGGCCACTGCATTGTGGGCCTTTGATCAGCTTGGCGCCCATAGCAACAAATGGTTGGACAAAGACTTTTGGTTGCGTCAAAGTGACAATTTGTTTGAGAAGGGCAGGGCTGAGGAACTGAACGACACGGCTCGCAGTCGGATGCCGGCGTTCTTTGAGGCAGCAAACAATGATCTGCCTTCTTACGGGCGGTGAAACACTGTTAATATTGAGCCATGCCAGTTCTGAGGTCCACCGTTGGTAGTGGAGCGCCTTTCCTGGCCTGGGAAGCTA